ACAGTTTTTATTACATTTAAGACTGTAATAATTACTGTTTTATACATATTGAAATATGCTGTTACTAAACCTTTAATTACATTTAGTACTGTATTAAATACTGATTTTATGCCTTCCCATACATTGGAAATAACACCTTTTATACTATTGAAAACATTACTGGCTGTAGTTTTTATATTATTCCACACATTAGAGACTGTACTTGTTATACTATTCCATATCTCTGTGGTCTTTGATTTAATACCTTCCCACACGTTAGAGATAGTATCTTTCACAGCATTCCAGATTTCAGTAGCCTTAGCCTTAACTGTGTCCCAGTTCTTATATAATAGAATACCTATAGCTATTAATGCACCTATAACTGCAATTACAATTAATACTGGAGCACTTATTGCACCGATAGCTCCTGCTACAATCCCAGCACCAGCTGTTATCATGCCCCAAACACCGCTTAGCGCACTAACAACAGCAAGAACCGTTCCAATAATTGTAACTATTCCTAATATTGTTCCTGCTACAATTCCTATAATCTTTATAATATTTTGAGCTTCTGGGCTTAAATTTTTAAACCAATCAACTAAATCTCCTACCCATCCGCACACGGTTTCTATTGCTGGAGCTAATGCTTCTAATAGAGCTGTTTTAAGTTCTGTAACCGCCGTTTGAACTGGTAATATTGATTCTGCTAATTCAGCTTGTGCATCAACTAACTTTTGCTGGGCTTCTGCATTTTCTCTTTGGCTTTCAGTTGCTTCATCATATACTTTTTTACCTTCACCATATGCCCCATTAAGGGTATCAGTAATTAATTTTGCTCTTTCTTTTTCATTACTACAAGCCTCTAGTTTTTTATTGAACTCATCCTCTGATATACCTGCCCAGTTTAATGCATCAGCTAAGTTACCAGTTACTTGTCCTACTTGAACTGTTTCAGTAATAGATTCTGTCAATCCTTCAATTGGTATACTATCACCATAAGCTGTCCATACAGCCATTGCACTATCAAGGACTTCATTTGTTTGCTCTTGGCTTAACTGCATCTTTTGTGTATTGGTTATACAGTTTGTAACTGCCATATCGTCTTTAAGATACCCATAATATTCAGTATACTTTTGTTTTGTTTCGTCTATAGAATATCCATTTTGTTGTGTTGAGGCTTCTAGTTTTGCCATCATGTTCCTGTACTCTTCGGTAGCTTCTGGAAGTTCCCATAATGCCGATACAAACTCCCCTACTTTTTCAACGGCCTGAGTAATTACATTCCCGGCAAATTCAGCTATAGCACCTTTTGCAGTAGTAAATCCATCACCTGCTTCTTCTGCTGCATCGCCTGCATCATTTAATGAAGTATCTAGATCATCAGCTGCGTTCTCAACATTTTCTAAAGCATCTCTATTTTCTCTTAATTCGCCAGATAGTCTTTGTATTTCTTGCGCTAAATCTCGTGCTTCTTGTGATGATTCACCTTGCTCAAGACATACGTTTTGGTATTCACGTTTCAATTGATTTAGCTCTTGCTCTTGTTCACTAATAGTTGATTCAAGTTGTCCTAAAGCGCTTTCAGATTGTCTAGTAGCATTTTCTAACTCTTGTAATCTACTACTTGTTTGAGATAAACTATTTTGGATACTTGCATTTTGAGTTTCAGCTGAAATTAATTTATCTGTCCATTTTCTAACTTCTTCGCTATTTTCACCATAGATTTGTTTAGCTTTTTCTAAGCACTCCCTAGTATATTCTACTTTTTGAGCACTTGCTTCTAATTTTTGTTCTAATAATTCTTGCTGTTTTTGCAGTCCTTCAACACTATCACCATTAGCTCTCATTTGAGTAGCGTTAAGAGACAGTTGTTTATTTAGTGTACTTATATCACTGTTCATGTTTTTAATACCACTAGTAAATTCAGCTGTCTCAGCTTTGAAGGTAATCTTGGCTTCTCTGCTATTATTAGCCATCCTTTCACCTCCTATCTTCTTCTATTTATTCGTTCTATTTCTTTTTGTTTTACATAATTCATGTAATTGTCATAAGCTAATTTATTATCCAAAATGGAAATGAGTGAAGAATAATCTATATTCCAAAATATATCCTCACTCATTCCTAAAATTAAAACAAAATAAGTGTAATAATCCTCAATGTCTTCAAGTTTAAATTTGGGGATTTTTACACTTGACTTTTCTTTGCTTTTTCTAGTTGCTTTTATAAACGGTTCTCTAAAGCCTACTTTTTTTTAGGCTGAATTAAATCTGCTACCAAATTATTTATAGTTGCTATATCCATTGGCGCTACTTCCATTAACTCTTCCTCACTCATTAACTCTTCGCTGCCTAATTTATCACTATTAGCGCAAAGGTAAGCAACATATATTACTTTTAAACTGTCAAATATAACATCGAAGTCTTGATTTTTTAGTGCATGCATATATTCTTCGTATAGCTTTTTATTATAGTTTTTCACTTTTAATAATCTAGCAAAATTAAGAGTTAATTTAATTTTAGAACCATCCATTAATTCTAATTCTAACATTGTACATTTCATTGTTTGTCCCTACCTTTGTATCAAATTATGCTTGAGTTTTCTTAGCTAAATCTGGTGTGAATGCTGTCATCCATTGCTCTTTAATAGTTGTATCTAATAAAGTATCGAGTGCTTCATATTTAGCAAATCCATTTTCATCTGGTTGAACAGTAGCAGTTATTTCTATTTCAGCTACATCTTCTGCCCCGTTTTCTATTTTATTTGTTGGTCCTGATTGTATTATTAATTTAGGATAAGCTATATATTTAACATTTGCATCTTCATCTTTTACTTTAGCTACAAATGCAAAGTTTTTATGTCTTGAATTTTGTCCATATCCTAATACCCCATCTGCTAGTGTTTCATCTTCCATCCCAAACATTTTTGTATATAGGTCATATCTCATATGTAAAGATAATTTAACTTCTCCATTACCAGAACCTCTAGTAACTGATTTGACAACTAAGCCTTCACATTTTTTAGTCACAGTTATAGTTTCTAGTGTTTCTTCTATTGAACCAACACAACCTATTTTTTCAAATGTTTCTTCGCCTTCAATTTTTATTGAAGATTCTTTTATCTCATATTCAGAAAAAACATCTTTATATGTTATTGCCATTTGTTACATCTCCTATCCGTTAAGTTTATTTTGTAGTTTTTCTAACATCTGATTTACTACTGTATCATATTTAGCATCTATCCCATGTTGCATAAAATCATTTGGAGTTTTTCCACTGCTTGTACCTTCTGCTTCTTGTGGAAAATATAAGTAGTTATATTGACTCTTTGTGTGTATATACAAAGATAAGTTTTCTTTTTGTTCAGCTTTTAAAGGATTACTATTTTTAGCATGTCTCTTATTTCTATTTGATACAGGAATCAAATGAACTATGGATTCAGTAAAAATTTGGCTAGCCTCAGTTTTTAAATAATTATTAATTACTTGCTCAGCCCCTTCACCAAAGTTCATTATTTCCTGTTGTAATTTTTCGACATCCTCAGCTGACATTCCAAAGTTTGCTCTAGCCATTTAAATTACACCCTCTAACTGGTTTAGTAAATTCAATAGTTAGCATTTCTACTACCATATCAGTTCCGCTTTTTGTTGCGTAATTAAAATTCATTGAGCTATCAACCAGCTTCAAATTTGTGTTTTCTTGTATCGTCTTTATTACTTCCTGCTCAAAACCTTCTGGGATATAATCTTCCATAATGATGTGAATTTGATAGTGGTAATTAAAGTCGCAGTTGCTTTTACCACTTTTTTCAATATAGTATCTATTAAACACAAAGTAGTTCCAATCATCATCTTTTTTAGCAAATGAGCGCCCATAATAAACTGGATAACTAAATGATTCAAGTGTTTTTTGTATCTTTCCTAAAATACCTATTGTTTTATTCAATTTCTATCTTCCCTCCAACTCTCTCACTTGCTCTAGATATAAATACATCTCTCTATTCGCTCTGTCATAATCAATGTAAATTATATCGTATAGTGTATTATTAATTACTACTTTGTGATTGTTTTTAGCTTTGTCGTAGAGTCTAGTTTTAACTTTTAAAGTTAATGTTCTGCTGTTTGCTTCAGCAAATTCTAAATCTTGTTGTCTTTTGCTGCATTCTTTATAAGCTAATTTAACTATAAATTCTAAATCATTAAGTGTTTTTATATTTTTTCTAGCTCCAAAATCACTCTCTTTATTTTTTTCTTTATATACTCGTATGTATCCATCGTTATAATTGGTTATCTTCATTTTGTACCTCATATTTCTGTCTTAACTGCATAATGTTGTTAAAGTAATTATCGTCAAATTCATTTTCACAGTTATTCCATGCATACATACAGTAATTAAGTAGTAGACTTCTTTCCATTCCGCTAGAATAATCTATCTCTGCGCCTAATTTATAATTTAAAGTTAATTTAGCATCTTCTAAAATTATTTGTAGGCGGTTTTCTGTTTCTTCTTCCGCCCATGTAATATTTAGTTTTTCTTTTAGTCTTTGAAGTAAATCCATATTTTCCTCCAATAAAATAGGGACTAGAAATTCTAGTTCCTATTTTTTATTCTAAGATTCTGCTTTTGTAGTAACAGTACCTTTTACTGTACTTTCTACTGTGCCTTTAACTTTAGTATATACATAAGCTTCTTCTAATTTTGAAATATCTAAGAATAATGCTACTGTATCATCGTTTGCTTTTCCTGCACCATAAGTTTTTATTTTATAATATCTTAAATCTTCTAAGAATTTATAATCGTCTGAGTAAGTTATTATACCTTCTTTTGCTCCACCTATTGCCATAAAATATTCAGATGGTAAACATAATATAGCTGTATTATCGGCTAATTCGTTTGAGATAACCACATCTGTTGGGAATGGGAATACATTTTGTGCAAATGTTCCATTAACAGTTAATACTGTAGATGCTGGCATAACCTTTGTTAGATAATCAGTTTGATTACATATAAATAAAACTGAACTAAATTTTCTAGTTCTTCCTCCATGTACTTTACTACTACTATCTGTCCATTTCTCTGTTTTAGATAATTTTGCTAATACTGCTCCATATTCCTTAGGCATAAATGATGTTAAAACTACTTTAGGTTTATCTGGATAAACTCCTCCAGTTACAGTTACGCCATGAGATACATTTTTGCATAATCCTATAGGTTGATTTTTCCCTGTACCTGCTACTATAGCTTTTTCTAATCCACATAATAAGGCATCTTTTAATACAGTTCTTATGTAAGAATCTAAGAAAGTTGGACCTAAATCTAACATATCTAATGGAATTGCAGCAAATGCACTTAATTTATTTTGAGTTATATCAACAATTTTAAATGCAGATGTTATTTCTTTAGTTATTGTAGAGTTTAATTCACCCCACACTGCTGTATCTATCGTATGATCATTCAGTATCCATTTAGTTAGATATTTACAATAAGTAAAATTAATTTTATCTAATAAAGGATGTTCTTCAACTAACTCTTTAAATACATCTTCGATTATAGTTTCTGGCATAATTCCATCTGGTGTCCCTGGTAAAGCTGCAAATGCCTGTTGTGGGTTTGCAGATTTACTTGCTTCAATAAATTTCTTATAGTAATTTTCTTCTGCTGTTGTTAATTGTCTATATCCTCTTTGAGCTAATATAGATTTATCTTGTGTTATTTGATATTCCAAAAAGTCAGCTTTTATATCATCAACTACAGACTCTTGAAATTCTACCCATGCTTGTTTTATTTCTTCTTCATTCCCTCCAGCTAATGCAGCTTGCATTTTAGATGCAACTTCTTGTTGTTTTAATTTCTTATTTCCTAATATTGACATTTCATTTCCTCCTAATTATTCAAATTTTTTATTACATTAAAAAAAGAATCTATTTTAGATTCCTTTGGTTCCTTATCGTCATCATCATCGTTGTTATTATCATTATTATCATCATTATTGTCATTATCATTATCGTCATTGTTATCATCGTTATTGTCGTCATTATCGCCATCTTTATTATCGTCATCATCTTTTTTAGCATTTAATATAAGCTTCATTAATGATTTTTTAACAGATTGACTAACTTCTTCAGCTTCTTTTTCATTTACAATAGCTGTTGAAAATCCCATTTCTAATGCTTCTTGTGGTGTTATCCAAGTCTCATCATCAAGCATCTGTTTTAACTCTTCTTCTGTTATATTTACTTCTTGCATATAAGCATTAACACTGGCCTGAGTTATTTTATCTAAATCATCTGCTTGTTTTCTTAATTCATTGGCATTTCCACTTGTCCAACTCCATGCATTATGTATCATTAGTAAAGATGCAGTGGACATTACTCTTTCATCTCCAGCCATAAACACAACTGAAGCAGCACTACATGCAAATCCATCACATACAGTTTTTACTGTTGCTTTATGTCTTTTTAGTTGGTTGTATATCGCTAATCCTTCTGCAACTTCACCACCATAACTATTAATATATACATTGATGACATCACACTCTAAATCTTCAATTTGTTTAGATAATGTGTAGCTTGATATATCTCCTTCAAACCAATCCCAAGATGTTATATCACCATATATTTGTATATCGACTTCATTATTATTTTGAGTCAGTTGGAAATATTTTTTACTTTTCATTTTATTCACCTTCTTTATTTGTCACCTATTAGTCTATTTTCCGCTGTATCATAGTTCTTAGTTATAAAATGTTGTTGACTAAACTTAGTATTAAGTTTATCGAATCCTATTATTTCTCTTACCTCATCAATACAGCATGTTCCAGATGCTATAAGTTTATCTGCTTTTTCTGCTACATCTAAAATATCAATATGATTAATTGTAGATGTATCTACCTTAACATAATTTCCTTTTGACCATTCTGAATATCCGGGATATGTTTTTCTTGTAATTTCTTCTGATAACATTTCTGCTATTGGATCTATACAAAATGTAAGAAATACTTTTACTATTTCATTCATATTTGTAATATTGCCTAGCATTAAACTTACTGGTATCTGAAAAGCTTGTGCTACTATTTCAAACATTTCTTTTCTAAGATTCCTAAAATCAGAACTATCTTTATTTGTTGTTGGAGAAATATCTTGTAAATCATACCCTTTAAATTGCAAATATACAGAATCTTCATTTTGCATAAAGTTTTTAAGTTGTTTTTTTATAACTTCTTCATAATTTTCTTGAAAAGATTTATCTCCAGCTTTAATATTTTCAAATATCATTTTGTATTTTGTTCCATTTGATTTCTTATAATTTTTAGCAGCATAACTCATTAATTCTCCATACTGTTCATATAATCCATCAATTAGATTTTTTATATTTGTATTATTAAGCTGTAATCTTAGTACTTCATCGCTTTTAAAAATTTTATTTAACTGTAAATTTCCAATTACAATCCCTTTATATAGATTACCTTTAATTGGATATTCATCTACTGCATAACTATCTGCACAATATAAATTATTAGGAGTAGCTTCTACTAATAAACTTTCTTTATTATATACCATTTTTTCAATAGCTTTATGTAATAATTGGCTACTATTTTCATTTACATTTGGGGATATATTATATGTATAATAGATATCATTTTTAACTTCTTTATTATTTTCATATATTTTTATTTCACATTTACTTAATGCATTTGCAATATATGTTATAGCTGTCTGTATTGCTAATTCTTTATAATATATTTCCTGTACTTTTTCTTCTATTACACTTTCTATTATTTCACCATTTTCATCTTTAGCATTTCCTAGAAAGTCTTTAAACCATGTTTTTATGCTCACAATTTTCTCACCTCCTTTTAGAATACTAATGGTGACATAAAGAATAATTCTGAATTATCTTCATCCTCTAATGTATCTTGTGCTGCAATCATAGCATGAACAAAGGCCATAAATCCATCTGTTTTTCTACTCTTAGGTTCTATCTTATCATATATATAATTGCCTAAACTCTTATCAGTTAACTTTGTATTATTAGTAAACCACCTCATTAAGGGATTATCTCCCCATATTATCTGATGATTATTAAATAAACTGTCTATTACTGGTACTATTTTCATAATGTCAGAAGGCCTAATTATCTTTACTTGTTCTTTTTCTGCTACATCTATTCCAATATTCTTCATGGATTTATTTAGTAATGCAAGTCTAAAGTTATCTACACCTAATTTAACAAAATTATATTTAGTTAACTGTTCCTGTATCCATTCCGTAGCCGTATCTGGATTAATTTCAATATCGTTGACTATTGTTAATAATCCTTTCTTTTCCCATTCTTCCAAAGGGGCCTTTATTCTATCTTTATCTCTAGAATTAGTACAAAACCAACTATGAGTTATCCAATAATATACTCCTCCTTTTAAGAAAAGTAACCCTACAGTCATCATATCATTAACTTTCGTATAATCTATCCCTACAGCACAACTTGCCCCTTCTAAATCTGGTATTTCTTTATTTGTTGCTAATATATTTTCCCATGTAGTTACTTCAATGTCTTTACTCCCTTTTGGGATATTCATTCTCTTAGTCATAAAAGCACTATTTACATAAGGATTTATTTTATAATCTGCATATTCCTTTTTCATTTGCTCCATAAGTGAAGGTCTATAAGGTAAACTTGGATTTGCTTTTGCCCAATTATCTGGATTATGTACTTCGTCTTCATTGTCTAATCGGCAAATAAAAGGTAGAAATCCATTGTCTTCAACTTCTCCATTTAGGATTAACATAGCTTTTTCCAATAGATTATCTAGTGGACCATCTCTTACATCTCCATTAGTTGTTATATATGTTCTTCGTGGGTGCTCTTTTTTCCCCAAGCCTGTAGTAAATACATTTATATTTTCCCAGTTTTGGTATGCATGTATTTCATCAAAGTCAACTTTCCCACTTCTTAGACCGTCTTTCCCTTTTGGATTATTAGTTCTAAATTTAATTCTGCTTTTAGTCTTAAGATTTATAATTTCTTCTTTATTCCAGTAGAAATGTTTTTTCATTTTTTTTGTATGTTTTGGATCTTCTAATATATTATAAATATCCATAAAAGTTGTTTTAGCTTGGTCTTCACTATTAGCAGAAATATCTATATCATAGTTTTTTATTCCATTAGTTGGAGTAATCAAACAAAAATCTTCATATCCTAAATATGCATTTTTACCTGAGCCACGGCCAACTAAAATAAATAAATCCGCAAATCTTGGTAATCCATTTTCTTTAAACACACAATTATGTAATACAAAGCAAAATTTTTCCCATGGGAATAAATCAAACGGAAAATACTTTTGGTACGAAAAATATTTTTCTACTTTCTCCTCATCTATAATTAGATTCTCCGTATCAAATATATTTTTTATAAATCTTGATAATAACTTTTGTTCTTTACAAACAGGAAATACTTCATTATCAATAATATCTAAGTATTCTTGGATATATTTGTTATAAGTCATCATCATCACCACTGTCTGCTACAGTAGCTTTAATTCCTAATTCATTTAAAAGTTTTAGCATTTGTGCATTAGTTTTATTAAGTTCAGCTATGCTATCATTTTTCTTGTATCCACTTTGCCCACCACCATTATTCCACTTAATGCTAACCCCTCTTGCTTTAATATCATCTATTAGCAAATTTTTTACAATCCAGAGGGACATATAATCTTCTACTAAATCTTTAAATTGTTGTCCATAAGTAAAATTTCTTTCTAATTGGTCCAGTAAATCTTCTCTAATTTTTTCATATTTTTCACTTTCTCTTAATTCTTTTACTGCTTTTCTTTCTCTTGCCATATATGTTCACCTCCTTCATATTTTAATACCCCCCTCACATGAGAAGTAGAAATTTCTGTTTTGTCTAG